AAACTCCTGTGGAATCTTGCACAACAGCAAGCCGCCAATCTCAATGCTGCCTTTAAAACGACTGTTTTGGTCTGGCTGAGTCTGTATTTCTGGATGATCTTCAGCTTTAACAGGTTCCCAACCCTCACGAAATTTTGCAGAGACATTTGTTGGGTCATATTGACCCGCCAGTGCCGTCCGTACCCACCTAAATGCCCATCCCGGTTGGGGATTGGGTGAAGGCAGTAGTTGTGGAGGTGCCCAGGATTTGGCGCGTTGAGTGGACTCCCTACCCTCTAACTCACGATTTTGACGTTCAGCCATTGTAGTTCCCCAGTTTAATTACTTCTTTTGCATACACTTCTGGCGATACGCCAAGTTTCTTGGCAAGAGCCAGTTGCGTGTTTGTTAGTCGCACTTTTGTTGGCGCGGTGCTTCGCGTGGCGGGAGCAACTACATTTGCTGCTTTGCGTTGGACTGGTTTTTCAGTCTCAATCGTTTGCTCATCCTGGAAGTTTTCCGGGAATCGCTTTCTCATTGTTTCGTCAACTCGGCGGTAGTAATCGTCACTACTTGGATCAACGCCAGATTTAACAAGTTTTTCATGCAAGCCCAGAGCCAAAGCAGTCATCTCGTCATCAGAGCCAAACCACTTGTTCTGCTGACTCCACGCTTCTGCCTTTTGGTCTACTGGAGCTTGTTCTGATTGGACTTTTACACCGTTCTGATTTGATTGTAAAGATTCTTCATATGATTTTACATCACGAATTTTCAACTTTGCGTCAGTCAAAGCCTCTTGAGCATCAGCAATCAGAGATCCATCCCCTGAATCGTAGGCTTGTTTCAGGCTTTCTTTGGCCAATGCCAGCTCGGAAGTGGCCTCTTTTGTCATGCCATCGGCAATTATCTTTTCTCCATGTCCAAGTCGTTGTTTTAGATGTTTATTTTCCTCAAAAATTGACTGTGCTACCCGCAATGCCTCATCTTTTTCACGGGTTGAAACTTCTTTGGCTCTTCGTTCGTCGTGCCAGACTTTTTTAAGCTGACCAAGACGCTTTTTTACCTTTTCCGAATATTCGTGAAGGTCATCTTTTTCCAATTCATCCACAATATCCTGCGGAAGAGCTTCTCGACCCTTATCTTCTGGCGGGGTATCGTCAATAATTTCAATTTCCAAATTAGTGCCGCCAATTGGATTGCTTTCTTCTACTTCATCTGGAAATTTATAGTTATCAGCCATGATCTACCCCTATGCCCGTGAGATTCCGCGAGGATCTTCAACAACTCCCTCGACGGTATCATCGTTAATGAGGCGAAATTCACGCCCATGAATCTTCAAGCGTGACCCTGAGTGCGGACGAACCAGAACAAAATCACCCTCTTTGCACCAAGCTCCAGTAGGAAACTTGGATTGGTCTTTGTAAGCATCCGGCCCTAGTTTCATGACAAATAGAACAGTAGTAAGCCTTTCCTCTGCAAAAAGAGTGGTATCGGCTTTGATAATTCCACTATCAAATTTGTCTTCTACTTCAGGAACCATGCACAGCATATGAAACCCACAAGGCTCCGGTATCTGTTTTGCTTTTTTTTCCGCAGTTTCAGGCAAGGGCGTAGCATCTGCCCCAATCAGAATCTCACTCATCGTTACTCTCCATACGTTGTGCAAGGTCTGTGATAATTTGCTTTACAGTGTCCAGCCCTTGAATAACACCGCAAAGTTTTTGGTACTCTTCAAATGAAGATGCAGCACCCCTAGCGAGGTGCAGTTCTATCGATTTGCGCTCTTCATCAATCTTGTCAGAAAGATAATCCAGCGGATAAATCATTATCGGCTTGTCCTAGAAAGTTCAATTCCCATTCTGTTTCCATCCAATTCTTTTTGATGCTCAAATTGGTCGTGATCTTTTTGCATTTCTATTCCTAATTTTTGGCCGTCATACTCACTCTTCAATCTCATTGCTTCTTCACGAAGGCGAAGATCTTCTGATTTAGCCTGGGCATCAACTTGGTCTTTTTGCGTTTTACGCTGCTGTTCCGCTTGAGCAATTTGAGCTTTAGATTGAGAATCTTGTTGTTTGATTTCCAATTCTTGTTTCTGCATTTGGATAAGAGGATCTTGCTGCTGTTGTTGAATCTGCTGTTGTTGAGATTCGGCCGTGTTCTTTTCAAGCAGTTTTGTTGCAGCCATAGCAGATAATTGAGCCAGTTGAGCTTCCATCTCAGGAGGCAGCTCTTTCTTATCTTCTCCTTCTTTCATGGGAGGAAGAGCCGCTCCAAGCAAAGCTTCTATTTCTCTTCTGTATTGGAATGCCACATGTTCCATAATGTGAGCTTGGGCTGATGCCATGATGGCTTGAGCTTGTGGGTTTTGACCCATTACAGCGGCTAGTTTTGGGTCTTTCATAGCAGCCATATGCACACCCAAATGAGCCTCATGGTTTTGAATCATAAAAGCTTTAACTGGTTTGCCTCTCATCAAGTTCATATTTTCAGTAACAGGGTCAACTGGAGACATGTCATCTTCAATTGGAACAATCTTCTCTGCATTTTTAACGCCAAGTGTTTCAATCATCTGACGGTGAAGATAAGGAAGGTCATAGATTTGGGGAGACCCGGCCGACAACTGTAGGACAGCTTGGAACTGAACTACCCGTTGGCTCATCGTAGAAGCGTTAGGATCTGATACGGGTATAACTGATACCAAATCATAATCAGATTGTTTGGCTTTTCTGCTACCTACTTCGGGTTCGTATGAATATTCGGCAGGAGTGTTATCCCTTATAATCGTGGCAAGCAGTTTGAATTCCTGCTTCATGGCATAGTGAATTCTTGCCTGAACGGCAGACATTACTTTGAGAATTCTCTCAAGAATAGCCAGCGTTGTTCCTACTGGAGATTGAGAAGACATATCTGCAATCTTCAAATCACCCGTAGCTGCAAACCTTTGGCCATCTGCAACAATCTTATCCATTAACGCAGATAGAACCTGACTGGGTTCCTTGTAAGGAAGAGGGAGAATATTGTCCCGAATAGCCCCAGATGGAAGGTCTACATCTCTAAACTCGCCGGGAGCAATTGGAGTGTCATCACCTTTAATCCTAAGTCCTCTAGCCTTTAAACCGCCGGGAAGATTGGATAATGTTCCTGCATCAACCAACTGCCTCATCAGTGAGGTAGCTGCTTGTGCGTGTCCGCCAATCAAATGGATCAACCCAAAGTAATAAAATCCAAAACCTGGGATGTAGCCATAATGAACAAAATGTTGACGTTTTTGTTTTTTCTTATCTTCTTCTAGCCAGTTTCTTCTAATGGCCAAAACAGTGGTAGTGCCTTTTTCAATAGTCACAACGTAAGGAAGAGCAATACCAGTTGGGTCTCCATCCTCATCAAGATCTTCATATCCAGGCAAGTCAAGATTGACATGCATTTCAAGGAATTGATATCGGTCATCAACTGAGGCGTTAAACCCGGACTCTTTGGCTTTTTGTTTTTCAATCTCATCCATTACCGTAGATGGACTGCCAAGATCAATATCTCTATAAAAGCCAGCTACTTGAAGTTTTCGTAATTCGTTTTCTGTCTTTCTCATTCTATGAGTAACACGCTCTGCTGAATCAAGGCTCATTGCTCCATATGGAACAACAATATCTTCAGCAGGAATAAAAGGAGCGGCCGCTCTTTCAATAGAAGGATCAAAGTAAATCTTCTTAAAAGCATTGCCAGACAAGCACATGGAGATCAAAAGCCTCTCATGTTCAGGTCTGTACTCTGTCATGACTTCGGTCAATTCATAGTTCATGTCATCTGCAACACGAACGGCAGCTTCTTTCTTCTCTTTGGTTTCTTTTCCAATAATGGTTGTTTTCACCGGCCCCAACGGAGGAAAGGTTTCCATAATGGTTTCTGATTGGAACTTAACTGCCGATTCCATTAAAAGAGGGTGAAACACACCACAAGCCCCAGGCCAAGGTTCTGATCGTTCTTCGTACTTCAAACCAAGAAGCTTTAATCCTTTGACATAAGTATCCAGCCATTCTTTTCTGGATGAGACATCACTCTCATAATCTCCTATAAGATCTGTAGCCAGAAGAGATAGTTCTCTTTCTCCCATTTCTTCGGCTAGGTTATCTCCAAAGTCTTCAAGAGTTTCCACTTTCTCAGTAATGGTTACTGACTCAGGATTGACAATTTCAATTTCCAAATCAGGTTGAGCCAATGCTTCCAAACCTTTGGGTAGTTCGTACAATCCTTTATCAATATTCATATTTAATCCTTAGTAATAAACGTGCTTTAATTTGAAGTCCCGTTTAGGTTCTTCTTCATCCATGTCGGTAGTAATAAATCCGCCTTTTCTGAATCGCATCAGTCCCATTGATACTGTATCAACATAGTCATCGTGATCGCCGGCCGGGAAAGAAGCTACTTCATCAATAACTTCTTCCGCCCAGTTCATATTGGGTGCCCAAACTCTTCCTGATGCAAATAGATCAGCTACCGCATTTAATCTAATAATCTTGTCATTACCTTTTGTTGGGGTAAATTCTTGAACGGGTATACCCATTGCTCTTAGTTCATAAATAAGCGGCGCGCCAGAAGCTTTCTTTTCAATAATGATTGAATCTGGCTTCCATTCTTTATACTGATCCATAACCATACGTTTCAATTCAGGAAATTCAACTCTATCCCTGACTGCGTTCAACAAGATAATGTTTTCTATTGGTTTGTCATTATCATTTGTTGTGGTAAATACCCCCCATACAGTACAAGCTGAATAGTCCGCCCTGTTACTTTTCTCAAAAGCCGTGTCCCATGCCATTAGAATAAATGAACACTGAGGAGCCGTATCGGTCTCCCAGATCCTCCACCACTCTCTTTTTATAAGAGCTGACGAATCAGAGGTTGGATTTTGCTGGTACTGAGCTTGCCATTTACTATTGGATAGTTCGGTTCTAAGGGCTTCTAATTCCTCAAACGACCAGAATTCAGGCCACAAAGGCTTACCTGAAGGAAGAATAGCCGGGAATTCAATAACCTCCCATTCTTCCCCACCTCGTTGCGCGGCCGCTTTCAATACTTGAGCAGTCAGATCTCTCTTAGACCACCTAGTCATCACTATAACAATAGCACCACCAGGCTGTAATCGTTGTCTAGGCCCAGATGTAAACCACTCATACACTGAATCATAAACAGCCGGATTAGACTCCGCCAGTTTAGCTTCTTGTTCAGAATGCGGATCATCAATAATCAGTAGATCCGCACCTTTACCAGTAACAGTCCCATCTACCCCAATAGCAAAGTACTCCCCATCCATATTGGTAGACCACCGACCGGCTGCTTTGGAGTCGTGTCTCAGTGATACATTGGGAAAGATCTTGGAATAGACCTCACCCCCTACCAAGTTTCTTACCTTTCGTCCAAACCCAACCGCCAGATCTGACGTATTAGAAGCTTGGATTATCTTCTTTTCAGGAAACTTACCCAAAAACCAACTGGGTAACAGATACGAGGCAAACTCAGACTTGGTATGCCGAGGCGGCATGTTGATAATCAGTCTCTTTAACTTACCAGAAGCTATCTCTTCAAACTTCTTAGCCATGACCTCATGATGTCTACCATGAATAAACGATGGCCACATAGACCTGACATAAGCCATAAAATCATTCTGACCGCGCTCTCTCTCAATAGACTGAGCATAACCCTCTGCCATAACAAGCAAATGATCTCTCTGACCCGCAGGTAGCCTATCTATAACCTTTACCAACTCTTCAGGCGGTAAAGACTTCAATAGGTCAAATAGCTCATTACTCAATGGTTCTCACCCGCAACCCAGAGGGTCTAATAGACCTAGCCCTTCTTCTAACTCCCTTACACACCCCAAGATCTACAAGCACCCACATCTTCCTAGATACATTCCCCCTACCCTTCTCACCAGTAAATTCCATCACATCATCAATAGATGGCCCAAACCCAAACCTCTTCCACCACTCATCTATTACAAGAAATATCTGCTTCTGAGCAGGTGTCATTTTGTGTCCAAATTTTTTATGTGCAAAATTTTTTCATAACCCATTGTTTTGTATAGGGGGGGTCAGTGTAACACCCTGTTACTCTGAGATTATGCTGTAACGCTGATACTGTAACGCTGATACAGATGGACAAGTAACATTGATATAGCTAAACATCAGGTGCGGATTACTAAGCAAGTGTACGCGGGTCGCGGCCGGCCGGAAGCTGGGGGGCGGGGGCGGGTGGGGGCGCGCTCTCGTCTATTGCAATGTCGGCACCGGCCGGCTCAGGCTCATCTGCATCATGCGCTACATGCGAGACATCGGCGTCAAGTGTAACGCTGGGACGCCGAGACAGCTCTGCTAGCAGGGAAGCTCCGCCATCACCGGTACTGATGGCAGCTCGGAGCGATTGCAGAAGCTTGTCCCGTGCATCCGCCGGCGATTCGCTTTTGATGATCTCGCGCCGCTCAGTGAATGCCGCCACTTCCGTTACCTTGCCGAGTAGTTCGAGGGCGCGCAGCTGTTGTGCCGCTTTATTTTCCGGATTGAGGGCTGCGGCAGTGAGGCGCTC